GCACCACTCAGGTGTCTGCGGTGCAGACAAAAGGCAATGAAGTGCTCGCTTCCATCCCTGATGACTACGAGGCTTTGAGCACCGATGTCAGTGCGTTAAAGAGCCAAATGCGATCTGCACAGGAAGACATTCAATTCTTGACAGAATTTCATAAGAGCGATTTGACTTGGGCACAAATTCAGAATATCGTTCGCGCTGGTGTAGCAGCTGACTGGTTCAAGATTGGGGATCAATTAGAAATAAATTGGGAGAAGGACGGAACGGTGCACAAACTGCCGTTCGATGTTGTTTCGTTTGATCCTGTCCTGAAAGAAGGCGAGACTGAGATGTCCCCCGGCATGTGGTTGCAAAGTCATTATGCTGGAGAGGGCGTACAGTTCAGCGCATCCAATGCCTTGTATGTTGCTGATGCAGCTCTCCCCGCTGGGGTGTATCATTTCACGATTGGTACAAACTGGGGAACGCATTGCGTAGCAGGGAAATCTTATCAGTTTGAACTTACGAAACCGCTTCCTATCGGTGGGCAAATAATGATCGGGAGAAACAATGAAATTCATACATGGGGTGCTCCTGATCAGGCGTGGACAACATGGAGAGTACATACATTTGAATCCAACGCAGATGTAACGCCGCTGGAAACAAACATCGTTCTGACCGAAGGAACAGACGGCACTGACCTTGGGACAACAACGTCAGCTATAAAATATTCGGAAAGCGGAATCAATAACCTGCAAAGAGCGGCGTATGGCTACAACAGATGGTCGCATTCTGCAAACCGTCAGTACTATAACAGTGCAGAAGCAAAAGGAGCATGGTGGCATCCGCAGAATCCGTTTGACAGATCGCCGGGACAGCTTGCCTCTCTGGATGGGTACATGGCAGGATTTGATGCTGATTTTCTTGCGGTGCTAGGAAAAATAAAAGTAACGACAGCACTGAACACGGTTTCCGATTCTACAATCGGGACTCAGGAAGACACATATGACACTTTCTTCCTCCCGTCTTTGGAGCAGGAGTACATCGTGCCGCAGTTAAGAGGCGTTGAAGGAGATTACTGGCCTTACTGGAAAGAGCGGCTGGAGCTAGATTCTCCTCAACCAACTGGTAGTGCAGGAGCGAATGCTAATCACATTCGTTATGCTTATAATGCACAGACATCCGCTCAGTACTGCCGGTTACGCTCTGCCTATCGTGGCCATGCCACCTACACGTGGCACGTTAATACCACTGGTACCGCCACCTACAACTCCGCCGCGTACGCTTATCGTGGGTGCCCGGCTTGCGTCATCTGCTAATCAAAAATCAAGCGCCCCCACGGGGCGCTAAAAAGGGATGTATATGTCTGTTCCAGTAAATGAAAGATCGCAAGGAAAATTAGAAGTCTGTGTAAAAGCGCACTCGCTCTGCTGTTACACACTTCAAATTACGTCCAATAAAAAGATTTTTACCGTAGAGTATCAGGAATCTTTAACCAATAAAATTGTTGAAACCGCTCTAGATATTCATACTTTATGCTGGAGCGCAAACAATGTGCTGGTCAATAGTCCTGAAGACTTGAAAGCAAGAACAGCTTGTCAAGATAAGGCTGCCATAAAATGCAACGTTTTATTGAGCCTTATCGAAATAGCTAAAACCATATTCCATCTGTCCTCAAAAAGAGTGGTTTACTGGGCAACTTTAGCAGTTGAAACCAGAAACCTTATCAGGGCATGGAGAGCATCGGATTTAAAACGATACTCAAATTACAAATAATCATCACGGGGTGTAGGCTATCGCTCAGAACTGCCGGTTACGCTCTGCCAATCGTGGCAATGCCAACAACACGTGGAACGTTAATACCACTGGTAACGCCAACAACAACAACGCCACGAACGCTAATCGTGGGTGCCCGGATTGCATCATCCGACGGCTGTTAACACTCATCTTTAAGATGAGGTAGGCCTGACTTTGACGCAAGGAGCCGAATCCCCAGCCCCTTTGGGCGAACAATTATTTCGTGATGGTCACGACTTTTGAAAGGAGCCGGATGATCTGTGAACACGGAATCCAAAGAAGACCTTAGTGCTGTTATCGATTTTGACCCTTTGTATGAATCAATGCGAAAATGCAGAAAAGGCGTAATCTGGAAAGATAGTGTCGCATCGTTCTGCCTGAACGGTCTGGAACGAACGATAAAACTATCCGATGAATTGCGCAACGGAACATATAAAGCAAGGCCAGCAGTGCATTTCAAAATAACATCTCCAAAGCCTCGTGATATCTCTAGCGTTACGTTTAGAGATCGTGTTTTTCAACGTAGTTTAAACGACAATGCGGTTTATCCAATCATGAGTAACAGTTTTATCTATGATAATTTCGCATGTCAAAAGGGAAAAGGAACAGATGCGGCACGAAATAGACTAAAAGAATTCTTGCATAGATACTATAGAAAGCATGGACATGAGGGCTATGTTGCGCAGTTTGACATCCACGGATATTATCCAAACATGGATCATGCGGTAGCTGAGAAACTATTTTCTGAACGACTGCCTAAAGATGTGTATTCGTTAGTTGAGCGCATACTGCGAGAGCAATATGAAGGAGATAAAGGATACAATCCTGGCAGTCAGCTGATTCAAATTGCAGGTATCTCCGTTTTAGACAAGTTTGATCATTATGTAAAAGAGCAACTTCACGCGAAGCTTTACATTCGGTATATGGATGATTTTCTTATAATCAGCAATGATGAGGATTATTTGAAAGAATGTGTCACGCAAATCAGATCATATCTTGGCAGTATGAAATTTGAGTTAAACGAGAAGAAAACAAGAGTTTATCCTTTGTCCGAAGGAATCGACTTTTTAGGTTTTCATTATTGGTTAACTGAAACGGGTAAAGTTGTGATGCACGTCCGGGCTGAGAATGTAAAGCGAGAACGCAAGAAACTTCGCAGACTTGTTGCAAAATCTAAACGAGGATTTCTTCCGCATGAAAAAGTGGATGAATCCTATGCGGCTTGGCGTAACCATGCCAGCAAGGGCAACTCGTTTAATTTGCTGAAACGGATGGATGCCTACTACAATGGTTTGTGGGGTGATACGGATGATTGCGATCAACAGAAAACTTAGTCCTGCCGAGCGTGCATATCTCGACAACGCTCGTGCTGGAGCAGAAAAGAACGCTTTAAGCATTGATGACATTATGAATGCCATAGTTGAGCTTGGCGAGCTTTACGCCGAACAGGATGACGCGCTTGTCGAACTTGCTGGACTTGTGGAAGGAGAATAAAGCAATGGCTAAAATTTATTATAATCGAATTAAAGCCGGGATAATGACTATTGACGATGTTCCTCTCCGCTGGAGAGCAACCGTTCAGAAAATGCTGGATGAGGATGAGAATGCTGTCGAGTGAGGTTGACCTGTCAGGGTTGGATTTGCCAGCCCTGACAGAATTGCTCCATCGGATTGCCGATGAAATCCAGCTTCGCATGATGGAGAGTGCTGGCGAGTAATTTTAAAAATGGAGGGCATAATGTACATGCTAGGACCTTTAGTAGGACAAAATGTATTTTATGGGAGCGGCTTTGCAGGACTTGCCTATCTTGATCGTTGCAGTACTGGGATGGCAAAAACAATCGAGCACAGCTTTGCCTATCAAAAATGTATTAAGACGGACACAAAACAAACTACTGTCAGTGATTTAAATAAAACTATGTAGTATTACGTACTAACACGTATTGACACGCAACGATAAATAATTAAAATGATGATGGGCGTGCAAGCAAAGACAAGTACCATAAAGGCGAAAGCATGGGAGCTACGCAGACCTTGAATCTGCGGGATGCGGGTTCGAATCCCGCCGCCCATTGTCATTTAAGGAGAATATATGGAACAAAAACCGTTTAAGATCAAATATGGCACTGCGGGGATTGTTTACGTTTGGGCGTATCTTTTGACTCACCAATACTATCCAAGTCTATGGGAGTATATGAAGAGGATTACAGACCCGAATTTCGGGATAATCTTTTTCTTTACGATGATGATCATCGCTCCGCTGATTGTTTTCCTTCGATGTAACGATTAAAAAAGAGGGGCTTAATAGCCCCTCTTCGACAGGTACTCATCGAGTGCTTTCTGGATCGTCCAAGAGCGATGACGCTCTTCGTCTTTCATAAATTTGTCTAGACGCTCGATAATGGATGGCGGTAATGAGATGGTGTAAGTTTTATAACCGCCCGTTTCTTCGACTCCTCTTAGGGATCGTCCTCCGTTAATGCCCATTGGTGTCACCTCCTCATTACTATTGTATGATACGTGTCAATATTTAACGTTATTCATCATTATTTATTGAAAAATAATGATGAATTGTAGATAATAACATTGCGGTAAAACTTTAAATCACTAAGGGACTTTTTCGAAGGAGTGGATTCACCTTGAAAAGACGGATTTGAATATTGCATAATATAGAGAGTCCCTGCTCTAGTGGGAGGCTT